GTTAATGTTGCAGGAGATGTAAGCGTTGGTGGAGATTTAATCACAACAACTAAAACACCAGCTAGTGCTTCTGCTACTGGAACAGCAGGAACAATAGCCTATGATGCTGATTATATTTATGTATGTAGAGCAACAGATACTTGGAAAAGGATTGCAATAGCAACATGGTAATGAAGAAGTTTTTACTAATACTACTATTATCGTTTAGCTAATGTTGTTACAAAATAAGGAGAACAAAATGAATAAAGAGATAAGTCCAAGAAACCCAGGAGATTGCGGAGGGATACCACGTAGGGACGGCTCAGGTGGTGGACGAGGTAATAATGGAACAACAAGACAACCAAGAAGGAGATAATTATGTTTAAAGAAGTAGGATTAGAAGAAAAGGAAGCGTTGCATTTACAGGCTGACCAAGAACTATTAAGAGTTAAGATGGTTAATGAGGTAAGCGTAGAGAAAGATATTAATGGTAAGGCATTAGGAGAGTATGAGATAGAGATGATCGGGTCCACAGCATCAGAGGATAGGGATGGCGAGAGTATAGACGTTAAAGCATGGGATTTAAAGAACTTTAAGAAGAACCCTGTTATATTGCCACAACATGACTATCGTAGACCAGCTATCGGTAAAGCTAAGAGCGTTAAGGTAGTAGACGGTAAGCTAGTGTTTAAAATAGAGTTCCCAGAGGAAGGTATTAACCCTGAAGCTGATATTTATAGGAAGCTATACAAGTCAGGCTTTATGAACTCAAGCTCAGTAGGATTTATACCTAAAGAGTGGGTTGATGGCGATGGTAAGAAGTCCCCATACAGAACATTCACAAAGGTAGAGCTATTAGAGCTATCGCTTGTAAGCGTACCTAGTAACCCTACAGCGTTGATGAGTGCTAAGTCTAAAGGGCTAGTAAACGATGCCGACCTAAAAAGTATCGGGTTTGAGATAGAAGAAAAGGAAGTTGAAACTAAACAGGATGATCCTAACATGTTACTTAACGATACGCACATGACCTATCACGAAGAGATGAGAGCGTTCATGGTTGGTGTTAAAGAGCGTTTAACGTTTATCGAGGGGTACATACAGGGACAAAGCTCAAAAGGGGCTAATTTGGAAGAAGAGGCAGAAGTCCTTACAATAGATGTAGATAGTTACGTTAAAGATTTACTTTGTGCTAAACCTATGGCTAAGTCCAATGAACAGGTTAAGACTGAGGAAGTAAAAGAAATTAACAGCTTAGAAAAATTAATTAAAGGAGAATAAGATGGACGTTGAAGTTAAAAAAGAATTAACAGAAGTTATCGAAGAAGTTACTGCTGATACTAAATCACAGATAGATGACTTGACTAACAAGGTAAAGGTACTAGAGGAAAAGAAAATTGCTGTACCTGCATTAATTAGCTCTAACGAGTATAAAGGATACAACCTAAGAAAGCAAATGGGTATATTAAAAGCTAAAGGAATGAAAGAAGAACATGCAGACTTCGTAGCTAAGGCTTACATTGAAGCAATTGACGCTTCTAAATCTGGACGTAAGATGAGCTTGAAAGCTGCTGCTGCTCACGTTGAAGGAACAACTACTGCTGGTGGATTTCTAGTATTAGATGACTACTTTGACATGATAGAAACAGGTGCAAGAGAATTGTCAGTAATGGCTCCTCTTTGTAGAAACGTTTCTACTGCTTCTGACACTTTCATTCTAAACAAGAATGACCAAGAGTTCTCAGTAGCTATTGATGCTGAGGGAACAGTAACTCAGGCTAGTTCAACACTTGCACAGGTATCAATCCCTGTTAAGAGAATTAGTGTGTATGGTGCTGTATCAAACGAATTACTAGCAGATGCGTCTTGGGATGTAGCTGGTTGGATTACTGAACAAGTAACTTATAAATCTGGACAAACATTAGATACCCAGATTCTTAACGGAACTGGTACTGGTGCTAGTAACTTAAACTCTGGTGTATTAACTGCTGCTGTAACAAACTCAGTTGTACTATCAGGAGCTAACCTTAGTTCACTTACTGCTGATAACCTTTCATTAGCATTAACTAAAATCTCTCAACTAGATAGAACTAACGCTACTTATGTTTTTGGTGATACTGGTATGCATTATATCCGTACATTAAAAGATAGTAACAACAGCCCTATCTATCAACCAATAGCTGCTATGGATTTGAATAAGATTTATGGTAAGCCAGCAGTTGAATGTGCTTCTGTATCAGATGCAACAAGTTCAGCTTCTACAGCTTACGGTGTAGTTGGTGATTTTAACAAAGTATTCTTAGTAAATAGAACTAATGGAATGGATTTACTTGTAGACCCATATTCAGATTCTATCTCTAACAACACTAGATTTATCTATCAGATGCGTAAAGGTTTTGGAATCGCAAGAGGTAATGCTCTTTGTAGATTTCTTACTTCTGCATAATTAGCTAGACTATAGTTATTTAAGATTGGGCTATCTTCGGGTAGCCCTTTTTTATTTATTGACAAGTGTGGTATAATGGTAATTATGGAATATACAGAAGATGATATAATAAAAGCTAGAGAAATAAGCAGACTAGAATGGATAAAAGAAGTTAAGCGTAATTTATCTGAAAAAGATAATAAACTTACATCTACATATTACGGTATAGACATTAATGAATTTAGCAAGATAGAAATAATAAAGATAATGCAAGAAAATAATGAGTTATTTAAAAATACAAAGTATGTGCCTGGGCTAATGTGATAAGCTATGTTATTCGCACAAACTATTCAAGAGAGCGTGAGTTCTTAGAAACATATAACTCTATCATGCGACAGATAGGCGATAAAGAGATTATTGTTGTCGGCATATTACACGACCCTGATATTTGGGATATTATATATATAGAGGATGCAAAGGATGCAAACACAGGACAAACCTCAAGGATGAGGGATATAGGTATCACAGAAGCTAAAGGTGAGTATATTGTATGTATGGATGACGATATAATACTAAGTAGAGACTTCCAAGAGAATATAACCGATGATGATGTACAGATACCTGCGTGTAATAACTTAAGGGGTGGACGGTTCTGGGATTGGTGCGTTATAGACCATCCTGAACTTAAACACATGAAAGTACCTTATGACTTCCCATATTGCGAGTATAGTTATCTATCAGGACAATGTTTTATCCTAAAGGCTGGTATCGATATCAAGCATGACTATGATAGAACATTCCATGATAAAGATGATGTAGCGTATGGAAAGAAGTTACAAGATGCTGGCTATGAGTTTAGGTGTAACGATAAATGCGTATGTATGCACAACGACCCTAGATATGTAGATTATGCTGATGGGAAAGGGATATTGAGTCTTGGATAGAGTAGCTTTACTATGTAACGGTTCTACACAACCTAATAAGACGTTTGATGTAGAAGTAGTGGTACGTGTCAACAAGGGCATACCAAGACATGAGCGTAGGACTGATATATGGTTCTTCGGTGATGGGTTTAACTACTCACCTTATCAAGAACACTTTAAGACAGCACGTAAGATAGGCTATAGTAATTGTGTAGATGGTGGATGGTTTGAAAGATACCCTACTAGAATGTTTAACGATTTAAAGACTATGCTACTAGGATATCAACCAAGCATAGGGCTAATGGCATTGTATTGGCTTATGCAAGAGTACGACGATATATTAATATACGGAATGGACTTCTTTAACACTGGTTACTTTTATGATAAGCAGTACAAAGGGTCAAAGATAACGAACGTGCATGACTTCTACAAAGAGGAGAAGCTTGTTGAGCAATTTATGAACGAAAGAAAGGGTATAAAAATGGCAGTAAAAGGAACAAAGAATAAAGCAGTACAAGGAAAGGTTATCAAGAAAGTTACCAAGAGCAAGATAGTTAAGTGTCCTACATGTGGGATAAAAGTAGAGTACAACGGAGTAACAAGGGGTTGCCCAGATTGTAATACTTTAATCAATGGCTAATAGTATCTATTGGCTAACTAAACCTTATGCAGGAGCAGGGAATGGTCTAGGATATTCTATGCATAATAATAATATGTATGAGCATACTAAGAAGCATATAGACTGTGATGATCCTTTTGCTGAGTGGCATTTTCAGATAGCACCTGGAGACCAATTCTTTCCAACAGATGGTAAGAAGAACGCACTCTTTACTATGTTTGAATTTGCAGAGACACCAATGAACTATAGAGATAACTTAGGCAAGGCTGATGTGGTATTCGTACCCTGTAAGTTTTGCCAAGAAGCCTTTGCACCGTATACAAAGAAGTTACCTATCATAGTAAACGAGGGTGTTGATTCTGACTTTTTTAAGTTTCACCAACGTAAAGAACCAGACTATGCTAAAGGTGAGAAGTTTAGGATACTATGGGCAGGTGCTAGGAATACTCGTAAAGGGTATCAGTACGCCACAGACTTGATTAGATTGATTGGGGATAGTCCTGACATAGAGATATATATAAAAACCCACGCAAGCTTACCAAGCAAAGAAGAGATGTTTGAAGAGGCAAGCAAGTATGGGATAACGGATATAGATAAATACTTAGATGCATTTCTAAGCACACAAGAGGTTAGGGTTGGTGGTAAACATAACAATATATTCTTTGATATGCGTAAAACATCACAAGAAGAACTAAGAGTGATATATAACGATGCTCACGTGTTCTTATTCTCTACATTAGGCGAGGGATGGGGGCTCATGGGAACGGAGATATTATCTACTGGTTGTCCATTGATTGCTACGCCTGTAACTGGTGTTAAGGATTGGTTTGATGCACAAGTAGGCTATCCTTTAACATGGCATTATGAGACTATCATAGCCACTAACTATGGCAACATGGAAGTAAGCACACATAGTCCTGATATGGATAGCGTAGTTAAGCAAGTGTTTAATGTTAAAGATAACTATACTAAAGCACTAGAGCTAGGCAAGCGTGGTTCTAAGCGTATGAAGAAAAGCTTTAGATGGGAACAACAAGGGGCTAAACTAGCTAAGATACTAAAGCAACTTTAGGCTAATTTTAATATTTAGCCGTTTCTCCTTATAATAATAGTAAGGAGAACAAGATGACAATAACAAATGGCTACGCAACACTAATAGAATTTACAGCAAGGGCTGGACTAGATAGCACTACTGTAACAGCTAAGACAACATTGATTGAGCGTGAGATAGAACGTAACTCAAGAACGATTGACCAAAGAACTAATACATTCTTTCATTCAAAAACATTAACAGATAGCAAGGTACGCTTTGACTTTAACGCTAACAGCGATGGCATAATGATGTCCGAGGATGCTACTTATATAGCACTACCTGCACCTATACTAACAATAACAGAAGTATTAAACAACGATGTCGCTATGGTAGAGGGCGAAGATTATTATATCGAGGGAAACCTTTTAATAGCTGATACTATATTTACAACAAACAGGAAGAACGGTGTAGTCATTACAGGAACGTGTGGCTACGCTGCAACACCAGATGATATTAACGAGGTATGTTTAGCTATGACAGAAGTTACCACAGGACTAGGAATAAGAACAGTAGCAGGTGATGATGGTAGTAAGCTAAGTATCACAAGGGATGAGATACCAGAATGGGTATATGATCGTTTAGATTTACGGGTTAGGTATGATAATGTCGGTTAATTTCGCAGTAAAAGCTGATTTCAAAGACGTAAACAAGATGCTTAATAACTATGGCACTAAAGCTGTAAAGGAATACAAACGAGCGTTAACCAACACTAGTGTCTACGGGCTTAGAGAGATTAAAACAGCAACACCATCAAAAACAAACGTAACGTCTAAAGGATGGAAGTGGTCTTTTACTGGTGGATTAATAACAAGCATTATAAATAACATGAGTCATGTTCCTGGCCTTAATAATGGGTGGAAGAGGACAGCACCTATCGTTGCTAAAAATGCAAAAGCATTAGTCTTTGAAGTAGGTAAAAAGACAGCTGCTAAGTCTAGTACATTCACATTATATAAACGATATAAGGCTGCTTCTCAATCAATGAAAGGCAAAGGTCTAAGTGGGAAGAAAAGAAGCGATGCTATCACGGCCAAGTCTGGAGTAGTAGTGGTTCGCAGAGTGAACACACCAGCTAGTTTTGCAGGTAGACACTTCATAGAGCCAACAGTAAAGAAGATAGAAAAGAAGTTCATGGCTGAGATACTTAAAGCTAACGAAAGGATATTAGCATGACCAAAGGTGTATATACAGATATTATATATCAGATAAAGACAAGGCTAGAAGCTAATATAACAGAGTATAAAGTTTACTTAGGCAATAAGAACATGGTGCTTACACAAGACCAACAGAAAGTAATAATAATTAACATAGAGGGTATAGAAGAACAGTATGGACGAGCTTTGCAGAAAAGGAATAAAGACGCAGTAATGAGCGTTACTATCTCTTGCATGAAAGCTTTAGTGCCTGATTCTGATAATAAACTATACGAGTCAGATACAACAGGGTTACTACCTTTCATAGAAGAGGTGCTTGATGCTTTGAATACTGATGGGGCTACAGAGAACCCACAGCTAGTCAATAGTGCTGAGAGCATGGGAATAAGTATAGGAGGGCTAGAAACGACTAACGATAGAGCATGGTTTGATATAAATGTAACAGTAAGCACTAAACCGTTTACGATTAACAATAGACAAAATAAATAGGAGGAAAAACAAATGACATATGTAAGAGGGAATCAAGGATATGTGATGCTTAGTGATAAGCAATCAACATACGGAACAAAGAAAGTACCAACGTACACAGGTACTATTGCAGCAGGAGAGGATTTACAAACAGTTAAACCAAGTAAGGCTGTACTAACAGACAGGATTAGAAACAACGAAGCACCAAGTATCGTTATTAAAGGAACTCAGCACGTAGAAGGTTCTTTAACTTACGACTTTATACCAGATGAAGCTATGGGTATCAACCTAGCTATGATTCTAGGAAGCGATAACACAGTATCAGGTTCGGCTACAACAGGTTATACACACACGTTTAATGGTTGGTCCGCTTGTACGGGAATACCAACATCAGGCGTTACTGTTCAGAAGCTTATCGGTGGGTGTACTAACACAATGTTAGCAGATAACATTAGTTGTTTCGCTAATAGCTTAGACCTAACAATCCCAGAAGACGGTGCTGTAACTTATGGTGTAAACTATATGGGACAGAAAAACACATTCGGTGGAACATTAGCAAGCCCAAGTTATTCAGCAGTTAATATCTTTGAGGGTTGGATGGCTCACATTGAGATTGGTTCAGTTATTGGAAGTACAGTAGCAGTTGCTATTACAGAAGCTTCTTTAAGCATCAATAACAACCTATCAATGATAACCGACCACAACGCTAGTTCTAAATACCCATCAGCTTTCGTACCTAACAGTAGAACAGTTGATATGAGTATCACAATGAAGCAAGAAGATAACTTAACGTTATATAACTACTTCAAAGACGATACAGAGAACGCTGTTAAATTGATACTTACACATCCAGATAAAGCTGGTTCAGCATCAGGCGTTTATAGTTTAACAATTAGCTTGCCTAGAGTAACTTGGTTAGGCGAAGAACCTAAATTAGATAGTGCTGATGTACTAACAGGTAGTTATAGTTTGTCAGCATTGAAAGATGTAACAACAGGCTATCAGATTAAAGCTGAGTTAGTTAATTCACAATCGGCGATATATAGCGTTTAATCATGGGTAAGCAGACAGCTGAAATTGATATAAAGGTACGTGGAGATAAGGATGCTAACACTAGATTAGGTAGACTTGCAAACACTATCAAAAGTAAATTAGTAGTTTCCCTCTCTGACCTCGGTAGAGTGATGAGGGGTGCTACTACATTCATGCTGTCGTTTCTTAAAACGTCAGGTAAGTTTGAGGGATGGAGAATATCATTTGAAACTATGCTTGGTAGTGTAGAGGAAGCAGATAAGTTATTAAAACAATTAGCAGATACAGCGAAGACAACACCATTTGAATTAACAGAAATAACAGCAGCAGCCAAGCAATTACTAGCTGTTGGAGTTGAGGCTGATAAAGTCAATGAAACAATTATGAGGCTTGGTGATGTAGCAGCAGGTCTTGGGGTTCCTATCGGCAGATTAATACTTAATTTAGGGCAGATTAAATCACAGGCTAAACTAACAGGGAGAGAATTAAGAGATTTCGCTGTTGCTGGTGTTCCATTACTTGAAGAACTAGCTAAAACATTAAACAAGTCCACTGTTGAAATATCAGAGATGGTATCTAAAGGCGAGATAGGTTTCGATACTGTTCAAGAAGCATTTAAAAATATGACTTCTGAGGGTGGAAGATTTAATAACTTAATGATAAAACAATCTAAGTCTCTATTAGGTAGCTGGTCTAACTTAAAAGATGGACTTACGTTATTAAGAAAAGAGCTTGGTGATATATTTCTTCCTATAGCTAAAGGAACTGTTAGAGTATTAATAGCTATGGCTGATGTTACAAAGAATGTTACAAAGGTTTTAAAGGCTTATGGTGGTGAATTATTAGGTCTTAGCAATAGGCTAGATGAAGCTAGAGGCGATGTTTTAGACTTCGATAAGGCTTTAAATGAATTATCTGATGGTGGATTACAGAAGCAAATAGATGCACTAGAAAGAACAGAAGTAGCAACACAACAATCAATAACTAATAACAAGATATATAGGAAAGCGTTAAAAGATTTATCAAATGATGCAAGCTTAGACGCATTAACACGTTCACAGGCACAATTTAAAATATTAGAACTAGATAACCAGATATTACAATCTACACAAGACAGAGAAGAAGCTTCTACTAATTTAGGGTTATCTGAGGAAGAACAAGAAGAAAGAAGAGTAGAAAGAGAGCAAGCAAGACTTGATGCTATGAAGTTTATGCAAGACCAATCAATAGCTGGTGCAGCACAGGGAAAAGCTATTATAGAGAAAATGGAAAAAGAAAAATGGGAAAATATTATAGATTCAAATGCTACTGCAATACAAACATTAGCTGGTATATCTAAGTCAGGAACTAAAGAGTTTTTTGAAATATCAAAGGCAGCAGGGATAGCAGATGCTACAGTAAGTGGATTCCAAGCTATAGGGAAAGCAGCAGCAGGAGCACCATTCCCATTTAATCTACCAGGTATAGCAGCAGAAACAATAAGAAGTGCATCTTTAATAGGTGGAATAGAAGCTACTAGGTTCGCACAAGGTGGACAGTTTGAAAGACCTAACACTTCGACAACTACATCAGGACAGACAGCAGTAGATAACGAAGCAGGATTAGAACGAGTAACAGTAGAGCCTATAGGACAACCTGAAAGTAATAGTGGCGGTGGTGGTGCTTTAGTAGTACAGATAAACCTAGATGGTAAGCAATTAGCTAAACAATTATACCCACAAATAAAAGCAATAGAACGGAGCATTTCCTAATGACTATGTACTCACCAAGATTCTGTTACGCTAACTATATAACAAGCGATGACATAACGGTTGCTAGTAACACAGCAGCAAAGGATAGATTAATAGATAGAAACCCTGAGAGAAGATGGGTAAGCACATCAGGCGATGAGACTGCAACATTTACTTTTACGGTAACTAAAGAGATTGACACTATAGTATTAGAGAATACTAACATGAGTGTATTTACAATAAAATATAATACATCAACAGACTTTACTCCTGCATTATCTAACTCGGTTGTAAGTGGTGAAACAATAAACGTAGTAGATGGTTCTAATAACTTTCTAGTAGATGGTTCTGCTAACTTCATAGTTTCAGCAGGTATAGCATCAAGGGTTTATAATAACTTCTATTTTAAAGTTGGAGCAGTTACTCCTGGCACTAATGTGGTAATAACAGTTACAGCAACGACGGATAGCATGGCATGTAAGCTAGGACAAGCTTTTATAGGTAAAGAGATACTAGAGCTTGCTTCTGCTGGTTCTATGCGTGTTAAGCCACAGCTTAAACAATATAATAAAGAGATGTC